TCCACATTCGGGGCGTAGGGGTTGTCGATGTGGCTAACAAAGGGCATCTTGAGGATGCCGACGGATAGGGCCGTGTTCCCGCTCACCCCGTATTGGTAGGCCCATTCGGTCTGCCCTTCGATGAGGTTGTACTGCGCCAATCGGTAGCCAGTTTGCAGGGCTTTGACCGTTCCGCTTGCGAGGGTTCCGTCGATGTCCCAAGTTCTTCCAACTATTTTGTCGGTACTGAAAGATGCGGGTATCAAGGTCCCGCACAGGGTTTCTACCACCTTGTCCCCCTTGCCGTAAAAGTTGCCCGTGTTGAAGATTCGCCCCCCGTAGCCTTCCCTTGCAAGCGGGTAGGACTGCTTGTAGGTTTTGGACAGGTAATCACCCATGTCCTTGTACTTGAAGATTATATTGGTATAGGCGTTCGGGTCGCCATTGGTCAGCACCTGCTCGGCGTTCTCGTCCGATTTTTGCGACCAATCCACCACCGACCCCGATGAGTAGAAGTCCTTCCACGGCTCAATGTACAGGAGTTTGGGGTCCTGCGGGTCGGGCATGAACTGCAAGTTGAACATCTTCTGCAAATCTTGCAGGAGGTCGCTTTGCTTGACATCGGCAGGCAGGGCCGTCCGCATATCCAGCGTTCCGACATTACTCCAATTCTCAAGGCACTCAAACTGTATGCTGCAATTTGGTTGCTGGTCAAAACTCGCCACTTGGGAATCAACTATGAGCCTAACATTTATGCCCGCACGAATTGAAATATTTGAAAAAACCACATCTTGAAACGCATCCTTAGTAAAGATTGAGTTCCATGAGCCATCGTTGTTTAATGCTGGTATAAGGGCTATATTTTGGTTGTTTGTTGTATCTCTTAACGATATACCGAAAGGAAGCCTTGTCCCAGGTGCGGACCAAGTAAATTTCAATTTTATTCTAATATTCCACCGAGTGGTCAAATTTGGCGACACGAATGTGCTTGACGATGCGACCCAATAGTTTGGCCTATCATAAAGCGGAGGCGTTGAATCGTCTTGAAAAAGCAGGAACCCCGTTACGGCAGAATAATTCGCCCCACTACCTCTTGCAAAAATATTGGACCCCGATAGGTTGATGGGCATCGTCCCCGCTGCATAAGGCATCACCAACTTGTTGAACAGGGACGAATTAAAGAATGTGCTGGAATAACGGAACCCCGCCTCGGCGAATATCAAATCCACCATCTTCTTGACATAGATGCTTGGACCAAGCCTCCACCATGGTGCTTGGAACCATCCGCCTCCTTGGTTCAAGATGTCCGTGAACCCCGCCGCATCCACAACCCCGTAAACATACCCGCTGCTCAACGCACCCGATGCCGTCCAAGTGCCGCTCACATGGCCGCTCGTGGGCGTGTGGTTCATCCCTGTCACTCCCGCCGTGTTGACGAGCATATTGCCCTCAATGGCTTTGAACAGGGACACATTATCGGTGAACAACCCCACCTCGTAGGTGACGGTCCCCTTGGTTTTGCTCATTGATAGCAACTGCAGCACGCCCGAAAACACCTGCACCCCATCCTCCCACATGGCGGCACGGATTCGCTTGTTCGGTTGGAATCCACCCACAAAGGACTGGATATTGTACGCATACGCAAAGCAGGCCCGATTCGTCGGGGTGTTCGGCAGGGTAATGGTTTTGCTGAAACTACCCCGTTGCTTGGTCACATCCTCAATGTCCCCGATGCTATAGGTGACGGCGATGTCGGTCCCGCCCATCGTGTCAAGGACATAGGCAAGTTCGGGCATGGCATTCAGCCCCGCAAAGCGCAGGTACAGGCAGTCAAAGCAGGCGTCTTCCTTAGCGGTTGCCCCGTCTGCATCGGCACGGGTGTTGAAGTTGTTCCACGCCGTTAGGTCGTCGATGAAGGTTGCCGTCGGGTAGGCTATCAGCGTGACGCTCATAGAATCGAATTGTCGTAGGCTACGGCCACCTCAATCTGCAACTGCGTGAGGCGGTCATTCCGTCTGGTTACAAATTGATACTGGTTGGCGTTGACCACCGCTTCCACAAGGGTTCCACCAAGTTCGAGCCACACATACCCGCTACGAACCATTTCAATGAGCCACTCGCTTTCAGCATCAGTCAGCCAATCGCTATTGAGTGCATACACGAAGTCAAACGACCCCGCCCAAACCTTGTTGTAGGTCGTGGTGGCGTACACATCGGAGTTGTACCCAAACACTTCCCGCTGGATGTTGGCCCGCTTCCTGTTCTTCATCGTGAAGGTGTAGGAATCAATCCCGCCGTACTTGTTGACGAAGTGAACGGGGATGGAATCAAACCGCTCGCAGGGGCCGATGACATAAGTGAAGGGAACCGTTGCGTTTCCATTGTCATCAAGAAACGATATTGTGTAGTACGCACCTTCGGCAGTTGGGAAGTTGACCGAACCAGCAAAGCCGTCCGAACATTGGCCCGAAGTCAGGGCCGTAATGTTTAGTGGCCCAGCACCAAAACGAAAAATAGTAGAACCCGATGCAGACCCGATGCTGACATTGTAAAACCGAACCAATGCGCCGCCCGCCGTATAGTAGGTAATTTGTGCGTCAGTGTTTTGGGGGTTTGTAAATCCCGAACCAACGCCTTGACAAAGCCATCCATAGGAATCGGAATAGACCGTCCTGCGAACATTTGTGGCGAGGCTTTGGGTTACCAAGTCCTCAAATGTGCCCGACGGGAAGTACAGGCTTCCACTCCAATCAGCAAGTTCCAACTGCTCCAAGTTCCCAGCAAAGGCCATCACCCCGCTGACCGTTGTGGTTGCTCCCGTGACGGCGGGGGTGTTCCCGTACTCTTGGGTGAAGTCCAGCCGATACCCCGAATAGAACCCCGAATGGTCCACGAATCCCGTCTGCGTCAGCGATGGGGCGGTCGGGGCTATCAAGGTTTCCACGACCTTCTGCACATCAAAGAATCCGAAGTTGGTGGTCGGTAGTTTGTCGCATTTCAGCCGTGCCAGCGTTGTCCCTGCGGGGTTCTTGACATCGCAGACATAGCGGTAGTTCGGTTGTGCAATCAGCGAGCCGCTGACCTTGTAGAGCATCTTGTTGTAAACGGGCGTGGCCACAAGGGGCGACCCTGATAATACGGATATGGACATGGGTTATCGGGAAGTTGAAAGGCTGACCTGCTTGCCCAAGACCTCCGAAATAGTATTGACAAGCAAATCTATTTGTTCGGGGGTGAGGGCATTGGTGAGGAACTTGGTGGCGTATAGGCCACGCCTGCGGACAAAGTAGGTGATAGACCTTGCGTCTGCGAGTTTCTGCTCTTCAACGGTCCGCATGGCTTTTTTCTCACGCGAATAGGTTGGCGTGACCAAAATCCCTTTGTCGGTAATCCAGTCCGCAATCGCTTGGGTCATCGGGCCAACTTGGTCGCTCTTGCCTCCGCCCTTCTTCTTGAATGAGAACGGTGAGTTTGGCGCACGGGTTGAACTGACGGTCCCTCGCACTCCTTGGTCCACGAATTTCCAGTAAGGATTGGCAAGAAGGTTGACCGCAATCTTTTCGGCAGTCAAGGGGATAGGGTCAAAATCAAGGCTTGCGGATAGCGTTCCACCCGCATTCACATCCTTGCCGTCCTCCCGACCCGTGAGCAGGTTTTTTTGTGCAAGTTTGATGATATTCTTCAACCAATCAATCAGCACCTGTTGCCGTGGGTCCACGCCTCCGCCTTTCGGGCCTACGGTTATACCAATGGCTTGAAGGTCGGCGATGTTGACTTCCTTCAAATTACCGCTTCCGAACTTGGCAAGTACTTTGGTTTCCATGGTGGTAAATGTCCAGCCTCGCAAATTGTGTCCTACCGCCTCCGCATCCGCTCTGCTTCCATCCGTTCCGCTTCCAAGATGTCGTGTATCAGCAGGGCGTAGTTCAAGAACTCCACCGCCTTCATCGCAAAGATGGCCTCAAACTTTAGGACATCCTTGTTGGCCATTCGCCACACCACCATGAGCCAACCGTAGCCAGCGAGGGGGTTGGTTACTGGGCCTGCATCCCCTTGGTCAGGTGCTTGGAATAGTCGCTCAAAACTTTCAAGTAACTTTCGGAACTTAGCAAAAAAAAACTGACCACCCCCCAAACATCGCCAATCTTGGCGTTTGCTTTGAACAGTTCGGCCCGCTCTTGGTGGCTTGCCCCGTCGTACTTCTTCGGGAAGTAGCCAAGGAACCCGCCCTCCCTGCAAAGGGTCGCCATGATGCGGTGCAGGTTTTGGACCAACTTCTTTTCGTCGGTCGTGTCGGTGTCCATTAGGTCTATCAACTGCCCCGCCGTGAGTTCGTCCGTGAACACCGTTGGAATCCACCACTTGCCACCTGCTTTGAACCGCCTCCTGTATGCCAAGGTCGGCAGTTCGTTCCACTCCGCTATGATGGTCTTGTAACGCTTTGTAAGCCCCTTGGCGGGCATTTCTCGGACGAGCGATACATCTACCCCCTCAACTATCGCCACGACCCCTGCACGCTTGTCGTAATCGGTCAGCACGGGCGAGAACTCCAGCGCAGCGATGCGTTGGAACTGGTCGATGGTGAGGTCTTGGAGTTTCATAGTTTCGGTCTTGCGTTGCAATGTACGGAAGGAACCACGACCATCGGAAGGCCGTGCAATAGGGCAAGGTTTGTCAGCACGCTTTGGTCGTGCCTGTGGTCAATGAAGGATGGGTGGTTCGGGTATTCGCTGGGGTCATCGTTCACGACCTTATCAACCGCAAGCCATTTGGACCACTCTTGCATCAAGGCGATATTGGCATCGGTCTTGCGCAATCCTAAGAACCCCGCCTCCAGTTGCATCGGCCCCTCGTTGAAGAACTGCAAGCAGTCCATCAAGGCGTAGCAATCGCCCTTGGTGTAGGAGATATGGTTGTGGAAGTTTTGGTGCAGGAGGATGGGGTTGTCGGTTAGCCATCGCTTTGCAAAGTCAAAGCACTCGTCCGTGTGGACATCTTGGGCATCAAGGTAGAGCAGGGCTTCGTCGTCCTGCAAATCCAGCAGAGCGTCCAAGATGATTTTCGGCTTCCACCTCCACCAATCGTTGCCCCTGCCTGGTCGTTTCTCGTCGGTCACCGTTGTAACGGGGAAGGGATAGTACATCCCCTGCTCCCTTGCGGCGGGCCAGTATTCGGCGGTTGCGTAATTGATGCCGACCAGGTGCATGGCTAAAACCCGTGAGAGTTGGCGAAGGCGTGGTTGAATGCACCCGCTTGGATGGGGATGCCGACGAAGTGCTGCGAGTATGCCCTTTCAAGGACATGACCTACATAGGTCAACTCGGTCAAGCCTTTGGTGATGCAGTCCAAGGTCAGTTGGAGGTGGGCATCGCTCCAAACCATCGTGTAGTTGGAAGTCACGGGAACCATCGGCGCCATAAACTCATCCGAACCTTTGCCCGTCAAGGTCTTGATGTGACCCTCGTAGTTGTGGCCGCATTGCCAATAAGGAACGGTGTCCACAGGGATTTGGAAGTACCCGCATTGAGGTAGTTGGCGAAATTGGCCTTGGTTGTAGGTGACATCGTATTCAAATAGATTCACGATGTCCCCCTCTTGGATGTAACCATTGCGGGCCAAAGCGTACCACCCCGTCCACGCCACAAGGTTGCGGTGATGTTCGATGTTGTCGGGCAAGTCCCGTGCAATGATTAGACCTGGTATAGACGCGATGCTTGAGAAGTCCCGTGGGCCAAGCATGACCCAGCGGAACTCGTCAAACAAGTCAAAGCGTCCCCCGTTGATGCAGCCCTTTACGATTTCCGCATCGTGGCAGAATATGAAGGTTTTGGCGGTCATAATTTCTTAATGATGGTCAGCATTTGCCGTCCCCTTCCGTCCCAACTGCTACGGTGTTCGTGTGGTTCCAACTGACCCAACAGGTTAAGGATGGTCAGCAGTTCCGCATCGTGAATCATCATCGTGCCGCCTTTGAGCAGCCGCTCGTTGAATAGTCGCACCATTTCGGGAATCATGCCGTCGCCGTGGTCCGAATCGTGGAAGATAAACTCAAAATACCGCTGCTCGTTGAGGGATTCGCTGGATGGGGCGTTGTTCCACTCCACCTTGTAATCTTTCAGCAGGGCTTTGCGCTTGTCCTCTACGCTGGTATCGGTGTCGTACACGACGACTTCAAGGCCCGCCATCGCAATGGCAAGGGTTGAGTGTCCGAGGTAACTTCCGAGTTCCAAGGCACGGCCCTTTGCGTGGTTCTTGGCGGTTTTGTGGATTTCAAGGATGTGGGTCACATCGGTTGTGTAGATGTGGCCGTAGTCCAAGCCTTTGAGGATTTCTTCGGGTTTTTGCTTCATGGTTAGAATGTGATGACAAACTTACTTGGGTCGGGCCATCCTGGGTTTGGGTCGTACACGGTCATCCCTTCCCGCTTTCCAATCCAAGTTTCGGCTTGGTAGCGGTGTTCCCTTACGGGTTCGCCAAGTTCCCGCACATGGCTTGACTTGGCCCACCAAAAGTTCCCTGCAAAGTAGGGGTAACCGTCGGGGTTGTTTTGGTCCGCTATTTGAGGGAACTGCTCGGTGGTGAGCCAATGGGTTCCCACGCAGTCCACTTTCTCCAGTTCTGCAAGGGAGCGTTCCCAAGCGACGATGTTAAAGAATATCATAGACCTGCACCACATCTGCTTGACCAGCGACGGGTCAGCGGACCCCTTCGTATGCCCGTAGAGGTAGGCCGCATCCTCGGTTTGGCTTGCCTTGTACATCTCGGTCAGCGTCGCTTGCTCCCAAGCGTTGGTTCGGGTGACCACGACCTTAATCTTTGCCGCCACGAGGGAGTTGTCCAGTATCTCCTTGACCACCTTCCGCTGGTCGGGAGGACCGACGATGCCGACCCGAATCTCGTCCAACTGTTCAATCAGTCCGTAATTGCAAAGGGCCATCATGTGCTGGTGCATGATGAGTTGCCATTGGCCGCCGCCTCCGCAGTAAATGTGGTAGTAGTGGATGAGTTTCATTGCATAAGGAGGGTTAGGATGCAGCCGATAAAGACCAAGGCCAGCACGACCCGACCAATGGCGAGGGCGAGGTCAAGGAGGGATTCGAGGTTCATGCAAGCGTGTAGTTATCCTCAAAGAACTCCTTTGCAACAAGCCATTGGTCTAAATGATTCTTTGAATTACGAGCAATCATGTCGCCATCTTTGGGACTGCCACTCTCTCTATCTTCTTTTGAAATTGACACGGAATCGCTCAAAACTTCACCCACGAGGTAAGGTCGCATTTCGGCAAGTTGTTTTTTTCGGTATAATCTAAAGTCGCTCATTTTGTAGGGGTTTAATTACACAAAGTTACACCACAAGATACTTACCCGAGTTGCTGACGGCCAATTTGTTGACGGCCACATAGCGGAGCGCATCGCAGGCGTGGTTGTAGGAATCTATCGGGACCCCCGTGTCCTTCCCGTCCTTGTCGGTCGCCCAAGTGTACGAGCGGAGTTCTTTAATCAGGTTGGTGGAATCTTTTGTAACATGGAGGTTGAACCGCTTCACGATGTCAATACCCTGCCTTACCGAATCGGGTCCCTTGGATGCGGGCTTGATGTTGAATCCGAGGCGGTAGATTTCCTCGATGCTCTTGGGTTCTGCAGAATCGGCCACGATTTCCCACGCCCTTGTGATGCCGAACTCCTTCAAGCGGACGGCGATATCCGAGTTGGTCAGCCCCCGATGGTAGAGCAACTCATGCACAAACAAGTCGTCCCCCCTGCGGTACACGGCGACCAAGGCCGTCGGGTCGTTGCTGAACCCCCAGTCAAGCCCGTAGGCGACGAACTTCATCGTGCTTGGGTCTATACCCTCAACCACCGTATAGTCCCCGTATATCGCCCCTTGGAGCGTCCCGACTTGACCGAGGCCGTACACCTTCCACCAGTTGGCCCAGTAGGCCGAATGCTCCGCTTTGGCTCGGTTTAGTTCTATATCGTTCCGAATCGTATCAGGAAGCGCTTCGTTGTCTTGGTAGGTGAGTATTAGAAACTCCGCATCCGCTTCGGGCAAGACCTCCGTGTGCGCCCAAAATTCGTGGGTGGGGTTGAAGTCGATGTAAATCTCCTGACTGGTACGAATCGCCAACTGGTAGTAGGAATCGAAGTCGATGTTGT